TCCGAGATCTCTTTGAAGAGGATCAGTGGGAAAATCGACTTGATCTTGATTTTACTGCTGAGGATGAGGGTGTAATAGAGGGGATGCCCTTTTTTGTAAACCCAGACAATGGGAATACATTTGGTACTGGACCTGAGTTTAATCTTGGATATGCGCCTAATATTCGTGTACATGATCTGGCCGATATTGTCCTAGGTAGAAAGACTGTAGAAGAAACTCTTGACTACTTTGGAGAAGATCCCGACCCAGGTTTAGTTGACTATGTAAACACAAGAATTTCTAACTTACGGGAACGGCCTGAGTTTCAAGAGTACGTTGAAAGGTACAGAGGTCTTAACGAACCTTATGACCCCTACCAGTTTTTAAGTTCTACTCGTAGGGGTATTTCAGGTGAGGGTAACACTGTCGCCACCTTTAGGTCTCCTATTCCAGACGTATTGAATCAGATAGAATTTCCTAACGCTGGGATCAAAGGTTCTCAGTTGCTCAAATCCTTGCAGGATAGCCCGTCCGTTAGGGGGTCTGAACTGCGAAGCCTTGGTGTAAGTATTGATCCACAGAGACGCTACTCTGAGGAAGAGGCTCGTAGGCTTTTTGAGGGTAAGTTGTGGACAGCAAATGTGTCCATACAAGAATCCCGTATGTACGGTGAATACCAAAGACAAAAAGTTCTAGACCCAATCGCTACCTACTTTGAACTTACTGTAAATGCCAGTAGGCCTAATGCACCTAACTTTAGATCAACGAGGTCTCAGCACTTTGACGAAGACACCCTTTCTCATGTTAGGGCTTCTGTAAGGGAAGACTCTAGGGGTGAGTATATCCTCCCAGAGGAATTTCAAAGTGACCTTCTTCAACAAGGTTTTGTACCCTCTACACAAAACATTAAAACATCCTTTGAAGACGCACTTAGTTCAGAAATGTTAGCCCTGGGTGTTTCCCCTGATGTTGACTGGTCCGAGTACATTGCAGACTCTAATTTTGCAGAAACATTTGGACATGTTCTTAACGGCACAGGTAAAGCAGGGGCTTTTGAGGGAGGTGCTAAAGAGTTTATGGCTATCTGGAGTGCTCTAGAGGAGGTTCTTGATCCCACTTCTTTCGATGAACTTAGATACGTAATTGCTAACTCTGTTGGGGAGGGTTTACCTACTCCAGATATAAGAAAGTACTTTGTCCCAAAACAGTATGCAGAACCCCCTATCCAAAGAACAGAAGAAGGTGTTCGTTTAGCTTTTGATGGTCTTTTGGCTATGGCTCAAAGAAGGGGTATTAACCGTATTGTTATTCCTCCCTTTGAACGTATTGTTGCAGAACGTTTTAGGCCAGGCAGTTCAGGCTACCTTAAGGCACTTCAGCCTTCTAGTGGCTTTTATGCTACCTACAAAAAAGCTTTGGACAAGGTTTTAAAAGAATATGAAAAAGAGTTTGGTAGGGAAAACTTTAACACACGTCTTGTAGACATGGATTACGAACCTGTGGCATACATAGAGAGAGGTGACATCCTTGATGAATTAGTGGGTATTTCTGGACCAAGAGACCCTGATAGGCGCAGGGAAGTGGAGCTACCTATTACAGGCATAGAAGTAAATTTTCAGGGTGTCTTAGACAAAGGTTACGACCTTAGCTCCCCCAGGTTTGCAGAGGGTGGACTTGTACAGAACTACAACACAGGAGGAGTAGTAAGCATGGAAGAACAGATGAGCCTGTTTGATATGGGCGGTCTCACAGATGATGGGGCAATGCGTGACCCTGTGAGTGGCAATGAAGTACCCCCTGGCTCGATGGCTTCCGAGGTACGTGATGATGTACCTGCTATGCTGTCTGAGGGAGAATACATCGTTCCTGCTGATGTTGTCCGTTACTATGGTGTTAAGTTTTTTGAAGACCTCCGTGGTCAGGCTAAGTCTGGCATGATGGACATGGAACGCAATGGCCGTATTGGTGGTGAACCTGTTGGTGCCCCTGAGGATGACCTCACCCCCGAAGAAATGCAGATGCTTGCCGAGATTACTGGTATGGCTATGGGTGGTGATGTTCGTCGTCCTACAGAAAGAGCAATGAGTGTAGGTGAAGCTCTTGCCAATATGAGTATCTATGAGGCAATTAACAGCCCAGGGATTATCTGGACTCCTAATGGTCATCAAGCGACCACACCTGAAATGAAAAGAGAACTGTTTAGAAACATGGGTCTTATTCAGATTGCAGAGGAGTCTGGTGATCAGCCCCGTAGAGCTTTTCAACAGGGTGGTGTAGTTGATGCACCCTTTACCCCCATCCCTAACTACAACATTCCTGGCTTTAGCTTGTTTCAGCCTACGCAGACTGCAGCCCCTGTTGTACCGACACAGACTCAGAATGTTACACTCTATGGACCCAATGGTGAGGTTGTAACACTCACCCTACCCACAGACCAGGAGCGTTATAATCAACTCCTTGCTCAGGGTTACACCACTCAGCCTGTATCACCCACAGGTGTAAACGTTGCTGCTGGTGGCGACTCTGACTCAGGGGTAGTAGCACCTGTAGCTCCTACAGTGACTGGTAGCGGTGACCGAGACTACAAGCCCCTAGATCCAGATGACTACAATGCTTTGTTGAATGACCCGATTGCATTTGGTAATGCAGCCCTTGAGGGTAGAGACCTGACTAGAATGCTTGGAGGCCTGGGTAGCTTTGTTCTTGGTCCACTCGGGTCTATTATTGGGGGTGGCATCGGAGCAGGCATGACTGCACAGAACGTTGCACAGGCCCAGGCAGCACGTCAGATTGCTGCAGCCAAGGGTTTGGACACGACTGAGTTGGACGCTAAGATTGAGTCTTATATCTCTGGTCTGCCTAACCTAGCCAGGGGTGCTACGGAACTCCTTGGCGCTGGTGACAAGATGGCTGAGAGGTTCTTCCAGACTGCCAAAGACATGAGGCTTGGAGAAGAGTACGGTCCAGATGGTATTGGTCGAGACTTCTTTGTTGATGGACCTGCAGGCGAAACTGCCTACAACAACTTTATGGCAAGTGAAGCACCACCAGGTTTCGCTTGGGATCCAAATAAACCAGGCACTCCAACACTTACGTACAATGAACAGACAAAAAGGTTTGAGGATCGGGGTGAGATCCTACAGCCAGGGGGTTATGTCCGCACTGATGATGGACCTTCTGAACCTTTGGCACCACCTTCATCTATCAGACCTGTCCAGAGACCGACGACAAGACCTGATGGCACTTCCGTACCGCCTCCAGCAACTACTACCCCCGCACCCAGCACACCTCCCCCATCTGATGACAGGGATGACGACAGAGATTCTGGCACAGACACCAACGTAGGTAACTATGGTGGAGATCGTGATGGGGATGGTGTACCCAACTGGCGAGACTTTGATGACGGAGTAGGCTGGGCAGATAGTAATAAAGATGACGGTGGTGACAGCGGAGGAGGTAGTAGTGGCGGCGGTTGTTTCCTAACCACTGCTGTAGTTGAAATGCGGGGCGAAACAGATGATGGATACACTCTGTCAACCCTTCGTAAGTTTAGAGACACTTACCTTAGAAATAAAAATGAAGAAGTTGAAAAGTACTACGAGGTTGCACCTAAGCTTGTCAAAGCTATCCCTAAGGAAGACAAGACTTGGCTTTGGATTGGTAAGCGAGTTGACAAGGCTATTGAGTACATTGAAATGGGTAAGAATGGCCTTGCCTATCAAACCTACAAGCGTATGGTAGAAAAACTTGAACGTGACTGGTTGAAGGAAAAATAGTATGGACATGAATATGGATCAGTACATTATGGGCGTTGCTCAGAGGTACGACACACTACCTGAAGAACAAAAAGATTCAGTCAGAGCTTTTAGAAACACTGAGATTGGTCAAACAATTTCCTATATCCTTGGCCCAGAACTAGGGCAGCTTATCGGTGATCTTCGTGAGCCAACCCCAGTTCAACCTCCAGCCCCTGTACAAGAAACCCCAATGCCAATGGCTAAGGGTGGACTGGTAAGCAGACGTAAAAAACCTGTTGCAAAGAAAAAATAACCTGCTATGCTATTGGCAGCATAAGGCTACCCAGGGCATCAGCCCTGGCCCCAACATAAGGATACTATAATGGCCCAACTTGATACTGTTAAAACTCCGAAGACTGCTGGCTACGTTGACCGTGGCTACAACTACGCAAAGAAACGAAAGGCTCTTGAGCAAGAAGAAAAAGAAATTGCTCGTCTAGAGGCCCAGCAGAGGGGTGAGACCCTTGAAGAAGAAACCGAGGAATCCGATAGCGAGGGTGCTGAGGCAACCCAAGTTCAGGAAGCAAGTCATACCCAACAAGAAGAGGCCGACTCGGAAGTTGAAGCACAGGAAGATGACTCTAACCTAGACCCTGAGGAAAAATCTTTCAAGAAGCGGTATGGTGACCTACGTCGCCACATGCAGCAGAAAGAGAAAGAGTGGCAGGACCGTCTAGAAGCTCTTGAGGGTCGAGCAAAGACTCAGAACATTATCCCACCCAAGTCTGATGAAGACATTGAGAAGTGGGCCAAGAAGTATCCTGATGTTGCTGGCATTGTTGAAACGATTGCCGCTAAAAAAGCACAGGAACTGTTTAAGACTGCAGAGTCTCGACTCGCTGAGTTTGACAAGGTGCAGTCTGAAGCTACTCGCACAAGAGCAGAGAACCAGATTCGGGATTCCCACCCTGACTTTGACAAGCTTCGTGCAAGTGATGAGTTCCATGACTGGGCAGATGCTCAACCCAAGTGGGTTCAGGATGCCCTGTATGAGAATGCAGACGATCCTGCTTCCGTTGTACGTGTGATTGACCTCTACAAAGTAGACAAGGGTCTCAATCCCGCAGCAAAGAAGCAGACTGCGAAGGATGCTGCCTCGGTGGTCAACCGCAAGACCTCGAAGGCAAACATAGATCCTGATGACTCCTCGAACTACATCAAGGAGTCTCAGGTAGCTAAGATGTCGGCAGACGAGTTTGAGAAACGTTCTGACGAGATCAACCAGGCAATCCGCTCTGGAAAATTTGTGTACGATATTTCTGGTAGAGCAAGATAAGTGTTGACAACTGTTTTGTTCTGAGTATAACTAGGCAGCAGTAGTCAAGAGCCTCCCCTTGGGGATTACCTCTGACTACTCTGCTTTCCAAAAGCCTAAACGACAAGTAAGAACTACCTGGACCAGTACAGGCCCGTATACGCTACAAGCTATAACTGATCATTATATGCTGTAGACTATACGCACCCTAGAACGGACAGCCTCTTGATTGTGATGTTTAGCTTCTCATCAAAGCCAAACTATCATAGGAGGATATAACATGGCTTTTCAATCCGCTGCAGGTTGGGGTAACCTGCCCAACGGGAATTTCTCGTCGGTAATCTACTCCAAGAAGGTGCAGCTTGCACTCCGCAAGTCCACCGTTGTTGGCGACATCACCAACTCTGACTACTTCGGTGAGATCGCTGCTCAGGGCGACACCGTCCGCATCATCAAAGAGCCTGAAATCTCGGTCTCGTCCTACGCTCGTGGTACGCAGATCACCGCTCAGGATCTGGATGACGAAGACTTCTCGCTCGTTATCGACAAGTCGAACTACTTCGCATTCAAAGTCGATGACATTGAAGAAGCACACTCGCATGTGAACTTCATGGATCTGGCAACGGATCGTGCTGCTTATCGTCTGGCTGACCAGTACGACCAGGAAGTCCTGGGCTACCTGTCGGGCTACAAGCAGGGTGCTCTCCACGCAAACGCCAATGCTGTCAATGACATTGTCAACGGCACCAAGGCTGTGGACACCGCTGGTTCGGACGAACTGCTTGCTTCGATGAAGCTCAAGAAGGGTGACTTCGGCAACATCGCAACGACCTCGGCTGGTGATCACTCGATCCCCGTCGCTGCTCGTCTGCCTGGTGCCACTGCTCTGCCCACCGCCTACGTTTCGCCTGTCATGCTGATCAACCGCATGGGTCGTCTTCTTGACCAGCAGAACGTGGACAAGCAGGGCCGCTGGGTTGTGATCGACCCGATCATGATGGAAATCCTGATGGACGAAGACAGCCGTTTCCTGAACGCTGACTTCGGTGACTCGGGTGGTCTCCGTAATGGTCTGGCACTGACCAACTGGAACGGCTTCCGTGTGTACGTCTCCAACAACCTGCCGAAGGTTGGTGGCGGTGCTGGCACCACGGGTACTGCAAACCAGAACACCGACTATGGTGTTATCGTCGCTGGCCACGAGTCGGCTGTTGCAACTGCAGAGCAGATCAACAAGACCGAGACCTATCGTGACCCCGACTCGTTCGCAGACATCGTTCGTGGTATGCACCTGTACGGTCGCAAGATTCTTCGTCCCGAAGCTCTTGTCACCGCTAAGTACAACCTGGCATAATAGGAAAGGATTAATACAATGGCTGTTTCTCAATCCCTCCGTGGTCAGGCAATCGTGATCGACAAGCTGGTGTCTCTTGCAGCCACCTCGGGCACCACTGTTGGTGTGTCGGTTCCTGCTGGAACCCTGATCATCGCTGCTGGCTTCGAGCCTTCGGTTGCTGTTCCTGACGTGACTACCTACACGATGGACATCACCGATGGTGCGACCGTCTTCGCAAATGACCTGAACTTTGACAACACCGCTGCTGGTGTTATTAAAGTCGGTACGACTGCTGGTGTCGTTGCTGCTGCTGATACCGTTGACGTTGTGACCACGATCTCGGGTGCGCCTGGTGTTATCACTGGCCGTGTCTTCGTTGTCGCAGTTGATGTCAACGAGTCGGTGAAGCCCGCTGCTGAAGCTGACCGCGATCAACTCGCATAAGTAATAGGAGGGGGCTGCTTTCGGGTGGCCCCCACTACCACATGAGGGTACTTCATTCTAAGAAAAAAGTTGAAGGCTTTGAGCACAGAATTTTTTCTTTGACTGACGTATACTGGAAACTGGATGAGGCTGCAGTCCTCGATCATAAGTTTCGGAAAGCACTGGCTAAGTCCCTAGACGAACAGGGGATGATGTGGCCACCCATAGTCTGGAATCAGGAAACTTTCCTAACTTATCTGGAAGAGGGTGGTAGGAGACACGACCCCTCTAAGTCTATAGAGATTGATCTGGACTACAGAGTTGCAATAGGGAACAACAGGTTCTACTACGCAGAACAGAATGGCTACACCCACATTGAGTGCGTTATAGCTAGAGTGTGGGAAGATCGAGACACTGTCTTGGCTCAGACCCTGATGGAATACAGGAAAGACTATGGCATATAACTACCTGGACTTGACCAACGAAGTTATATCTCGTTTTAACGAGGTGCCTCTGACTAGTTCAGGTTTTAGCTCTTCTCGGGGTGTTCAGACCCAGTGCAAGAATGCAGTCAATGAAGCTCTTAGGTATATCGACTCTAAGGAGTATGGCTGGCCTTTTAATCATGCAACACAGACAGACACGCTTGTTGTAAATCAGGTAAGGTACACACCCCCTGCAACTGCAAAGCATGTAGACTATGAAAGCTTTAGGCTTGTTCGTGATCCTTCTCTAAATGTGGAAGGTCGTAATCTTCGGATTATGGACTACAACGAATACCTCGAAAGATTTGTGGAGCAGGAGGATACAACTGACAGGGGGGAAATCCCTCGGTCTGTTTTTAGAACCCCTGACAACAAGTTTGGTCTTTACCCTTATCCTGATAAAGCATACAGTGTAAAGTATGAATACTACAGGTTTACAACTGAACTGTCTGCAGCTACAGATGTACCCAGAGTTCCTGAACAGTTTAGAAATGTGATCATAGATGGTGCAGCCACTTATATGTATCAGTACCGTGGGGAGTTGCAACTCTACGCAGCAAACCAGGCAAAGTTTGATGAGGGTGTTAAGCAGATGCAGTCTATCCTTCTCAACCGCTATGACTATGTCAGATCCACAGTGATTCAAAAATAATGCCTGATCTTTCTTCAGTACAGCCGTTTGTGTTTCCCCTGCAGGGCGGTCTTGTACTTGATCGCTCTACCTTTGCTATGGAACCTGGCATGGCTCTGGAGTTGGAAAACTTTGAGCCTGACACCAGTGGTGGATACAGAAGAATCAGCGGCTACTCTAAGTGGAACCCTAACGTAGTACCCTTTACAGCCGCTGACTCTGAACCAGTTCTGATGTCTGTGTTGTTTAAGGGTCAGGTTGTTGCTGCTAGGGGTACTGCAGTCTACAAGGCAGGCACCACAGGTTCCTGGACTAGTGTAGACACAGGAAGAACAGGTGCAAAGAAGTACACCTATTTTAGGTACAACCTTGGTGGCACTGATCTCCTTGTATGGTGTGATGGGGCTAACAGAGCTTCTAAGTATGATGGGACAACGGTAACAGACTTGTCTGGCACAGGGGCACCACTGAACCCCCAGTATGTAGCAGGTTTTAAGAATGCTCTGTTCTTTGCAGGCATGTCTGCTAACCCCCAGGAGATTGTGTTTACCGCCCCCTACTCTGACACAGACTTTACCCCCGCCTCTGGCGCAGGCAGCATCCTTATTGACAGTCCTGTAACAGGCCTTATCCCATTCCGCGATTCACTCTACATCTTTGGTGAGGAGAGGATCTACAGACTCCAGGGTAACACCATCTCAGACTTTCTTCTTGAACCTGTTACAAGAGAGATTGGCTGCAGGGCACCCTTTACGATTCAGGAATTTGCAGGGGATGTAATCTTCCTTGGGCCAGACGGACTCCGTACTGTTGCTGGTACAGAAAGAATCGGTGACGTTGAACTGGGAACTCTGTCAAGACCTGTTCAGCCCCTCTTTGAAAACCTGTCTGACGTAGATGAGTTTGAGTCTGTTGTTATCCCCGACAAGACACAGTACAGGATTTTCTTTGTAAACTCTGCATCCAGAACTCGTGCAACGACCAGGGGTGTTATCTGTGTAAGGAAGGGTGACACCTACGAGTTTGGAGAAACTAAGGGTGTACAACCCTCCTCCACAGACTTCGTTATCTATCAGGGTCAGAGTTTTGTAATTCATGGTGGCTTTGATGGCTATGTCTACCGCCAGGAGCAGGGAAATACTTTTGACGGAGAAACAATTTTTGGTAGGTACAGAAGCCCCGACATTACTGCTGGGGATGCTGGCATCAGAAAAAACTTTCAGCGTGTGATCATCAACTACTCCCCCACCAGCCTTATTAACGCAGACCTCTTCCTCCGTTATGACTACGAAGCCCCAGACGTTCCGAGACCTGCAGCCTATCCCTTCGACTCTACTAAGGTTGTGGCTATCTATGGGGTGTCTTCCTACGGAACAGCAACCTATGGCGGTCAGTCCAACCCACTGATTCGTCAGCCTGTAGAGGGTTCTGGTTTTGCAGTGGCCCTGCGTGTGGTGGATAATGGTGTATCAGCACCCTACTCCCTAAAGGGATTCCAGCTTGAATTTGACGTGGCAGCGCGTCGATAAAGGAGACAACTAATGGCAGGTTATACACGCCAGTCTACATACACAGATGGCGACATTATCCAGGCCTCGGACTCTAACGACGAGTTCGATCAGATCCTTGCGGCATTCAGTGCTTCCTCAGGCCATGCCCATGATGGCACTTCTTCAGAAGGCCCAGTCATCAAGCTGATTGGTGACGCTGGCTCTGCTACCCCCCTCAACAAGATCGAAGTTGATACTGCCAACGCTAGACTGGGCTTCTACATCAACGTCTCGTCCTCGTCTGTTGAACAGATCAGGCTGCAGGATGGTGCCCTTGTACCCGTCACCAACAACGACGTAGACCTTGGCACCAACTCTCTGAGGTTCAAGGATGCCTACCTGTCGGGCAACCTGTCTATCGCAGGCAACACTGTTTTTAGTGGTAACCTGACCTTTGGTGATGCTGACACAGACAATGTCACGTTTGTAGCTGATGTAAACTCCAACATCCTGCCCAACACAGACAATGCCTTTGACCTTGGCAGTGCTACAAAAGAGTGGCGTGACCTCTACATTGATGGCACAGCCAACATTGACAGCCTTGTTGCTGACACTGCTGACATTAATGCTGGTACGATTGATGGTACTGTAATTGGTGCGACTGCTGCTGCAGCCATCACAGGTACTACAGTTACTGCCACCACTGGATTTACTGGTACTCTAACAGGTAATGTCACAGGCAATGTCACAGGTACAGTGAGTAGCCTCAGTAATCACACCACGACAAACTTGGCTGAGGGTACTAACCTCTACTATACCACTGCAAGAGCTAACACAGACTTTGATACGCGACTTGCTACTAAGACTACGACTAATCTTGCTGAGGGTACAAACCTCTACTACACAACTGCTAGGTTTGACACTGCCTTCTCTGGCAAGACCACTACGAACCTTGCTGAAGGTACTAACCTGTACTATACTGATGCACGGTTTGATAGTCGCCTTGCCACTAAGACCACTACCAATCTAGCTGAGGGTACAAACCTCTATTATACCACTGCTAGGTTTGACAGTGCATTCAGTGGCAAGACTACGACTAATCTTGCTGAAGGTACTAACCTGTACTACACCTCTGCCAGATTCGACACAGCATTTTCTGGTAAAGATACGGATGACCTGTCTGAGGGTGTAACTAATCTTTACTATACCACTGCACGTGCTAATACAGATTTTGATACTCGTCTTGCAACAAAGACAACTTCTGACTTGACAGAGGGTACCAATCTGTACTACACTGATACAAGAGCTAACGCAGCTATTGATGCTCGTGTAACACAGACTTTCGTAAACAACTTGAACATTGATGCTGCTACCCTTGGCGGTGACAGTAAAACCACAATCTTGGCTACAGCGCAAGCAGATGCACTTGCCTTGGCGATTGCTCTGGGGTGAGGA